TGCCCTTGCCGCCGCCGCTGCGCCCTCGCGTGACGGTCACGCGCTCGCGGAACTCGGTGGCCCAGATCACCTGCCCGCCAACGCGCATCCGGCCATGGACCTGCGCGATGGCATCGCCCTCGCCCGAGCCGGTCAGCCGCAGACGGTTGACGCGCCCCGTTTCCACCACCTCCGAGCCCTGCCCCAGCAGGCGTTGGTCGATCGACCGCCCGATCACCGCACCCGCGAAGCGCCCCAGCGCCACCGACGAGATGCCCAGCACCGAGCCGCCAACCGCACCGCCGATCGCCGCCCCGGCGGCAGACAGGAGAATCGTTGCCATGCTTATCCCTCCTCGGGAAAGGCGAACCGCGCCACGATCCGCCGCCGCCAGGGCGCGCTCAGCGCGCTTTCCACCACCCCATGCCCCGAATAGGCATGAACGAAACGTGCGTCCCGCCCGACGCGCGTGCAGATGCCCAGATGCTTGGCCACCGCGCCGGCGCGCATCCGGAACAGGATCACGTCGCCACGCGCCTCGCAGGCCAGCGGACGCGCCCGCAGATGCCGCAGCGCCGCATGCCACAACACCTCCTCGCGGGCGGGCTCGGACCAGTCCAGCGAATAGGCGGGCGGGCGCTCGGGCTCGTCGCCCATCACCTCGCGCCACACGCCGCGCACAAGGCCGAGGCAATCGCACCCCGCCCCCCGGCACGCCGCCTGGTGGCGGTAGGGCGTGCCGATCCAGCCGCGCGCGGCGGTCACGATTTTCGCGGTCCGCGCGCTCATCGCCTGCGGCTCCCGCCATCGAGGCGCGGCGACTTCGACGGGTCGGTGATCACCCAGTCATCGCCGGGGATGTCCGGGAACCCCTGAAAATTCAACAGGTTGTCGAACTTGACCTGACAGGTTTCGCGCCGCTTGTCACAGCCCGCCTCGATCCGCAGCGCGTCACCGGGCCGAACATCCGCCGCCAGCGGATGCCATAGCTCGATCACCCGCGTCGTGGCTTCCATACGGTCGCGTTTGATCAGCCCCTGCAATCCCTGCGCCGCACCGCTCTTCACTTTCAGCACGCCGTGGCGGAACCAGCCCTCGTCAAACCCGGCCATCCCGGTCAGGCGGAACACGCGGTTCTCCACGACCGCCCCGGCCTCACGCTCGGCAAGATACCCCGGCGTATCGAGATCGAAGGTGCAGTCGCGATCCCCCAGAACGGCGCTGCACCGCGTCTGGAACACCCGCCCCAGCGGCACGTTGAGCGCGTCCGTCAGGCCCCGCAACTCCGCCTCGAACGCCCCGCCCGCGCGGCGGATTTCACCGATCGTCCCGGCAAAGATCACCGTCCGTTGCGCGACGTCGCGCCAGTTCACGATCCACGCCCGCACGCCCGCACCGTCATAGCGCCCGGCCTCGATATCCGCCTCGGTAATGGCCGAGTCCGACAGGGCCCCCAACGCCTCGGTATTGTTGACGGCCAGCCCGGTGCCCGCGGTCACGGCGCGCGCGCTCATCCCCGTCCCGGGGCGAAACGCCACCCCCTCGAAGGCAAGCGCGCGGTCGTGATCGGTAAAGCCCGTCACCACCCCGTCGCGCCGCCTCAGCGCCCAGGCCCGGCAGGTGGTGCTCACCCCGGTCCCGAGATGCGCGGCCAGTGCCTCGGCCCCGGTCATACCCGGATCTCCACCACCGGCACGTCCGGCACCTCGCCCGCCCGGAAACTCGCCAGGCTCACCTGGATACGGTCGGTATCGAACCGCACCGGCACGTCGAATTCATACCCCGCCGTCACCGCCACATCGCGGTTGGGCGGCTCGGAAAACGTCACGATTCCGGTGGTGTCGTCCACCGCGTAATGCACCCCCTCGCGCATCTCGACACCACCAAGGCCGATGCGCACGCTGCCCGCGACCGGCTTGACGATGGGGCGCACGGCCTCATGCGCGCCCGAGCGGTAGGTCTTGAAAAGCTGAAAGGCCACCTCGGCGTCGTCGCCCACACCGATCCGCTGATCGTCAAAGGCCGGCGCCGCCCCCGCGCGGCCCGACTTGAAATCGCTCCAGTCCTTCCAGCGAAAGCCGTAAAGCTGCCCGTGCCGCGCCTCGAAGAACGCGATCAGCGTCTCGATATCCTCGAGGCCGCGCAGCGCCACGCCCGCGTCATAACGCCGGCGCGCCTGCGCCCAGGGGCTGTTGCGCTCCTCAAAGCCGCTGGCCAGCGCGACGATCTCGGTGAGCCGCTCGGGCCCGCCGACCGAGCCAAAGCTCAGGCTGGCCGGGAACCGTATCTCGTGAAATCCCATGGCTCTCTCCCTTTCAGCGGTTGCGCGCGCCGCGTCCGATCGCGCGGCCAAGCTGCGCGGCGATCTGCCCGCGGCTGCGGCGAAAGCCCTCGACGTCCGGCGTGCTCACGTTCATCACCACGGTCACGTTGCCGCCCGATTGCGCGCGCACGCCCAGGCGCCCGTCGGTGCCACGGCTCAGCGGCAGGATCGCTTCGGGCCCCGCCTCGCCCATCAGCCCGGTGCGCCCGCCGCGCAGCGGAAACGTCAACGGCCCGCTCACCACGCCACCATTGGCAAACGGCATCACGCGGCCTTGTGCGAAACTGCCGCCGCGCCCGAAGGGCAGCAGCCCGCCCACCAGCGCGCCGATCCCCTGCGACACCAGCCCGCCCACCCGGTCGGTCACCGGGCGGACCGCGTCGTTGAACGCGGTGTTGACCATCGTCGTGGCCAGCCGCCGCAGGCTGTCGCTCAGGCTGTCGCCCTGCACCACGGCACCGCGCAGCGCGCCGCGCAGGCCCCGGCTCAGCCCGCGCTCAAGGCTCTGCACATCCTGCCCTGCGGCGGCAAAGCCACCGCGCACCCGGGCCAGTTCCCCGGCAAAGGCAGCAGCCATCGCGCCCGCCTGCCCCATCGCGTCGTCCAGCGCCGCGACCTGCGTCTCCAGATCATCGGCGCGCTCAAGCTCATCCATCGCCCGTCTCCTCGGTCTTGTCGGGATAGGCCGCCAGCAGCGCCTCCAGCCCGTCGCGCGCCATCGGCCGCACGCCGCCGCCCTCGCCCAGCATCAGGCGCAGTTCCGCGGGCGTCAGCGCCCAGAACTCGGCCGGGCGCAGGCCCAGCCCCTGCATCCCCGCCCGCATCAGCGCTGGCCAGTCGAACCGCGCGCTCATGCGCCCGCGTCCGGCAGGGCAAAGGCGCGCGCCAGAAGCTGCGCCGCAGCCCGCGCGGCGGCCACGGGCCCGCCCGCGATCTCGGCGGTCAGCAGGTCGGCGGCCTGACCCTCCCAGCCGCCGCCGCGCAACCCCGCCACGATCACCGCCAGCACGTCGCGCGACGAGAACCGCCCCTCCTCGAACCGCGCCACCAGATCGACGAGCGAATCGGCCTCCATCGCCGCCTCCATCTCGGCCAGCGCCCCGAGCGTCAGCCGCATCGCGCGGCGCTCGCCCCCGATGACCACCGCCACTTCGCCCGCATGCGGATTGGCCATGCCGCTCACAGCGCCACGAAATCGAGCCGCCCGCCCGAGGCGAGCGACATCTCGTAGGTCGCCTCGCCGTCATGCGTGCCGCCATACTCGATCCCCGTGATCTGGAACGGCCCCTCGATCGTGCCGAAATCCGGGATCACCACCTGGAAATCCGGCATCTCCCCGTCAAAGAAGACCTGCCGCATCCGCGCGTCGCTCGCCGCGTCGCGGAAAATGCCCGAACCGCTGATCGCGGCTGATTTGACGCCGGCACCGGCCAGCAACTCGCGCCAGCCGCCCGCCGAGTCGAGGCTCGTCACATCGACGCTCTCGGCGTTGAAGCTCACCCGCGTCGCGCGCAGCCCCGCAACCGTCTGGAAATTGCCGCCCCCGGTCAGATCGACCTTGATGAGAAGGTCCTTGCCGTTCTGAACTGCCATGTCTCGTCTCCGTTCTGCCAAGGCATGCCGCTCGAGACCGGGAACCGGTTTTGAGCTTCCCGAACATGCCGAATGAATGGTTCGGAGCGTGCCGCGTGAATGCCGGTGCCCGCGGCATGCTCCGGGGATCAGGCGCCGTCATCCACGCGCGCCCGGAATGTCAGGTCGATGCGCCGATGCTGCGCGTCGCGGCTGCGGCGCGCGCGGGCGCGCAGGAACCCGAGCGAGACCAGCCGCCCCCGGTTCAGGCTCAGCGCGGCACCGCTCAGCACGTCGCTCACCGCCCCTGCCGCCTGCTTGGCTGACAGGAAACCCGCGCCCGCGCTCACCACCGTGACGGTCACGCGATGCTCGGCCCCCGCGCCGGTGCCGTCGCCGCGCTCGCGCGCATCCTCGGGGCCGAGGACGACATAGAGATCGGGCACCGCGCCCTGCGGGGCCGCATCGAAGATCGCACCGCCCACCAGCGCGCCCAGCGCGGCATCGCCCGAAAGGTGCTGCCAGATCGCCGACTGAAGCGCAGCTGCCATGCCATAGCTCATGCCACCACCTCCTCTTCGGCCCAGAGCGTGAGATACCCCGCGCCCTCGCGGCTCTCGGTCACCGACAGGATGTGAAAGAGCCGCGCCCCGTCGCGCAGCCGCTGCCCCGGCACGGGCCGCGACGGCGCACCCTGCGGCGCGGCGCGCACCGTGATGCGATAGCCCGCGCGCCCCAGCCGGAGCCCCTCGCTCCCCGAATCGCGACCGGTGCGCGGCGCGACCGCCGCCCACAGCGTGCCGCGCACGGCCCAGCCCTGCGCGAACCCGCCCGCGCCGTCGGGCAGGCGCCCGGGCACCTCGAGCACCAGCGGGCGGTTCAGAAAGGGGCGCGCCATCACCGCGCCCCCCCGCCCAGCAGGCGCACCTTGCGATAGCGCTCGATCAGGCTCGCCACCCCGAACGGCATGCACCCTTCGCGCAGCGCCGTTTCGGCCCGGTGCTCGTAATAATGCGCCGCCAGCAGCAGCACGGCCTGCCCCAGGTCGGCGGGCAGATCGCCCCAGCCCGGGCCGTGGCCGGCGCGGAACACGATCTCGGCCACCCCGCCCGTCGGCACCAGCGGCAGGCCGTGCCCGGCAGGCCGCAGCACCGGGCGATGCGCGTCGCGCTCCAGCCGGTAGAGCGCGGGGTCGATCACCTCTTCCTCCTCGGCGCGGTCGCGCAGCACCAGATTCAGGACAGCCGTCACCGGCGCCACCGGAAGCGCCTGCCCGGCAGGGTCCTGCCAGTCGTGCAGAATCCAGGAAAACACACGCTCGATCAGAACCTTGCCGGTGCGCCCCTCGATCGCGGTCAACGCCGCGCGCAAGAAGCCCTCCAGCACCGGGTCCTGGATATCGTCATCCGCGAAGCCGGTGCCCAGCCGCAGATGCGCCTTGAACTCCGCCAGCGGCAATGCGGCGTCGGGCACCGCGGTCTCTTCCATCAGCAACATGGACCGTCTCCATCATCCCGGACCCCTCCGGTATCGGCGGCGCGCGCCGCCCGGCATTGCCCGGGCGGAGGGAAAGCTGAGCAACGCCGCATCGCGCGGCACGCACCGCCCGGGCGGGGGCACCACGCCCCCGCCCGCCATCACCGCGCGCCTCAGGCGGCGGCGAACCGCAAAAGCTTGATCGCCTTGAAATCGCTCACGTCGCCGCCGACGCGCTTGGTCGCGTAGAACAGCACGTGCGGCTTGGCGCTGAACGGGTCGCGCAGGATGCGCAGGTCGGGCCGCTCGGCCACCGTGTAGCCCGCGCGGAAATCGCCGAATGCGATGGCGTCCGCACCGGTGGCGATATCCGGCATGTCCTCGGCCACCAGCACCGGGTAGCCCATGAGGCGCGCCGGCTCTCCGGCGGCAAGGCCGTCGGACCAAAGGAACCGGCCATCGGCGTCCTTGAGCTTGCGCACCACGCCCGCCGTGCGCGAGTTCATCACGAAGCTCGCGCCCGCCCGGTACTCGGCCCCCAGCGCATAGACCAGGTCCACGATCGGGTCGGGGCCGTTCAGGTCGCCATCGGCACCGGTGGGCACGTATCCGAGATTGCCCCAGGCCCAGACCGCGTTGTCAACCGCCGGGCGTCCGAGAAAGCCGCGCGGCTTGTCCACCCCGTCGCCCGCGATGAACGCCGCGGCCTCGGCGCGCGCGAAACGGTCGGCGATGCGCGCGGCCAGCCACCCCTCGACGTCGAAGGCGCTGTCATCGAGCAGCCGCTGGCTCGCCTTGGGCAGCGCGCTCAGCTCGTGCAGCGGGATCGCGATACGGTCGATCTGCGGCGTGTCGCTCTCGGCCACGGCGCCGGCCTCGCTGGCCCAGCCATGGCCCAGCTCGGTATGGTCCACCAGCACGTCGAACGACGTCGCCTCGACCTGCACCACGTTGGCGATCGCGCGGATCGACGCGGTGGAATTCATCACCGACAGGATCGTCTCCGAGGTCTGCGGATCGACAAGATAGCCGCCCTCGGCCGCCACCGCGGTATTGAGCGCCTTGCCCTCCAGGTCCAGCCCGCGCAGCGCGTCGTCATCGCCCGAGCGCAGATAGGCGTCGAACGCCTTGCGGTGCGGCGCGTGGATGTCGGGGGGGCCGCCAAGCTGCGGACGCCCCTGCATGAGGCTCTTGCGTTCGATCATCGTCATCTTGTCTTCCTGCTGTTGAAACCGCGTGGTGATCCCGGCCCGAAAGCCCTCGAACTCGTCGAGAAAGCCGCGCAGGGCCTCCCCCATCTCGGCAGCCGGAGACATGTCTTCCCCGGTCCGAGCCTTCGTCT